ATCAGTTCCTTATGGTAGTGGATATAAAAAAGTAAATGAGCAAAAAGAAGTTAAAAAAGTAGTAGTGATTTATCCAGGTCGTTTCCAACCATTTGGTCCACACCACAAAAAAGTATTTGACGCATTATCAAAAAGATTTGATGACGCATTTATAACTACATCTAATATACAACAAATGCCAAGACACCCACTAAACTTTAATGAAAAAGTAAAACATATGGTAAAAATGGGTGTTCCTAAAAATAAAATTATACAAGAAAGAGTTCCGTATGTAGCAGATAATGCATTGAAAAAATTCGGTAAAGACACAGCAGTAGTTTATGCAGTCGGTAGAAAAGATAGAGGTCGTTTCAATATGGGTAAAAAGAAATCAGGTGGATTAACTTATTACCAAGACTTCAAATCAAATATGAAAAATTTAAAAGGATATGAAACACACGGATATATTTATGAAGCACCACACGTCAAAGTTAGTGGTATATCAAGTGGAACAGAAATTCGTAATTTATTAGGTAGTCCTAAGTTTGATGAAAAGAAAAGACAACAGATATTCAGAAAAACATTTGGATACTTTGATAAATCTACATATGAAATGATGACATCAAGATTTGGAAAGTTATTTGAATTTTATCAACAACCACAAGTAAAAAAACTAATGAAAGAAGTTAGTGGATTTGGACAACATTTTAACGCAAGTGATATGTCGGACGAGGGTATGTATGATTTTTTTGGTTCATTAGATGATTATTACAGAATATCACCAGAACACGCAGAAATTATAGGGTATGAATTAATTGACCACCCGATTAAAGACACAGCTGATATGGCGTTTACCATTATGGCAGACGAATATGAAAAAGACCGTACCACAACCGTAACATATGGAAAAACAATAAATCAAAACAGAAAGAATACAGACTCAGTAGAAAATCCATTTCCAAAATATAAAGAAGAATTAAATGCAAACTTAAAAAATCTAACTGATTATGGTTGGGAAGTTGTTAAATTTTTTGGTGAGGAATCAGTAGGAACACCTGGCATTGTTACAAAAATAAAAGATGTAACACCTGAAAAAGAAACATCACTCGCTGAAAGATTTGTTGAAGATGTAAAAAAAGTATTTTTAACTGAGGGTGGAGCATACGGACATATGAATCACCCGTTTGATGATAATAATTTGACGTTTTCAGATTTGAGAAACATAATTATTAATGGATTGGCAGGAAAACTAAATCGTGAAGATAAAGTGTCTGAGAAACTTGACGGACAAAACTTAATGGTAAGTTGGGTTGACGGAAAGTTAAAAGCAGCCAGAAACAAAGGTCATCTGAAAAATGGTGGTAAAACTGCACCAACAACATCAGGTATCGCTAATATGTTTAGTGGTAGAGGACAAATTAAAAAAGCATTTGTCGGAGCGATGAGAGATTTAGAAAAAGCAATAGGTTCATTATCAGAACCACAAAAGAAAAAAGTGTTTGGTAATGGAACTAAATGGATGAATTTAGAGGTTATATATCCACAAACAGCAAATGTAATTGACTATGATGTAGCTGAAATAGTATTTCACGGAACTACCGAATATGATGTAAGTGGTAGAGCAAAAGGATACTCAAAAGAAGGCGCTCGTATGTTACAAGGTATGATACAACAAGTAAATCAAAATATACAAAAGACTTTTAAAATTAGTAAACCTAACTTTTTAAGAATGAATAAAGTTCAAAACTATGCGGCTAAGAAAGGCACATTTTTAAATAAATTAAATAAATTACAATCACAATACGCTTTAAAAAATTCAGATAGATTAGGTCAATATCACGAGGCATTTTGGAAAGAGTATGTGTTCAACGCAGGTAAACAATTCAATGTAAATATTAAACCAGACCAATTTGTTAAGTTGGTTAATCGTTGGGCATTTTTTGATAAGTCTTACAAAATACCACAAATAAGAAAAGACTTTAAAGGTAATCCACAATTTAATAAATGGGTATTAGATACTGACAAGATGAACCACATAAAGATTTTTAAAGACAATATAAAACCATTTGAAATATTATTCTTTCAAGTCGGTGCAGAAATACTAAAAAATATGTCTGGCTTTTTAGCGGTTTCACCAGACAAAGCAGTTCAAAAAATTAGACAAGATGTGGCAAAAGCATTAAAAGATTTACAAAAACCAGATAATCTGGCAAAGTTAGAAAAATTAAAAATACAAATAGAGAAATTAGAAGCTATTGGTGGGTCAAGTGCAATAGTACCGTCTGAGGGCGTTGTGTTTAAATACAAAGGTAATATATATAAATTTACAGGAGCATTTGCACCAGTCAACCAAATATTAGGTAGTTTAAGATTTTAAGGAGTTATAATGGCAGGATATAGTAAAGACCAAGAAAGACAGAATAAAGCACTCAAAGATTTAATGAGTGGTAAAGAATATGAAAAAGAATATGTTCAAGTAGGATACGAGGGTAAACAAGAAAACCTTGGTGGTAAAACAAGAAAATCAGAACTAACTGATACAATGGCATCAGTAAGAATGCCTTGGTTTTGTCCAAAGTGTGATAAAGCAATGAAGAAACAACTTGATAATAAGTTTTGGAGATTAATGGGTCATTGTTTTGATTGCCAAATAGATTATGAAAACAAACTAAGAATTAAAGGTGAGTTTGACGAGTGGGCACAATCTAAAGTATTAGAGAATCAAAAAGCATATTTAAAAGATTTAGAACAAAGTTTAGATGACTTTGAAAAAACAGGCGGTAAAAAAGAGTGGTTTAATCAAGTAGGTGTAGATAATCCAGAATTAGAAGCTGAAAAGTGGGAAATGGGTGAGAAAGAATTTGAAAAAACCATATCAGACGCAAGAGATTTCATACGAGAAAAAAGAGAACTCGTTGAAGAAGCAGAACAACAACTAACAGGAGTGAACTAATGAATATCATACAAGCGATATTAAACCTATTCTTTGGTGGAAACAAGAAAAAAGAAGTCAAAGAACTTGATAAACAAATCAAAGTTAAAGACAATGAAGTGAAAGAACTTGAAAAAGAAGTAAAAGTTCTTGAATCAAAGAAACGAGTTAACAAAAAAGAAGTAGCTAAATTAAAAAGAAAAGTTACAACTACTAAAAAACAAATTGAAAAAGCATCAGAAGCAGTCAAAACAGATGACGCTGATGAGGCAGTAAAATTTTTGAAGAAATTTAGTAAGTAATATATATTTATATATATGAGATATTTAATTTACATATTATTAATGGGAGCTTTATACTCTCAAGAAGTTAATGAAACTAAAACCTATACCTTTACTGAGGAAGAAGTTTTAGGATTTACCAATACTATTAAGGAATTAGAACTAAAAGATAGTCTAAATGTTTCTTTGGTAATGGATTTAGAATCACAAATTAAACTTTATGAGGAAACATCAGTCATAGATTCTATGTTGATAGCAAATAAAACTACCCAACTTAATCTACTAAAAGACACCAACAAACTTCTTGAACAAAAAGTAAAACTCGTTCAACCTAAATGGTATGAAAATAAATGGTTATACTTTACATATGGAGTAGTGTTGACTGCTACATCAGTTAGATTGGCAGGTCAAATAGTAGACTAATGGCAGAACAAATAAAAGAAGTAATCAAACAAGAGTATGTAAAATGTGCACAAGACCCTGCATATTTTATGAAAAAGTATTGTATGATACAACACCCGATTCAGGGTAAAATACCTTTTGACTTGTATGATTTCCAAGAAAAAACAATAAACGAATTTCAAGAACAGCGTATGAATGTTATCTTGAAAGCTCGTCAGTTGGGTATTTCAACATTAACAGCTGGATATAGTTTGTGGATGATGACTTTCCAACAAGATAAAAACATCTTGGTAATTGCAACAAAACAAGAGGTAGCAAAAAACTTGGTTACGAAAGTTCGTGTTATGCACGCAAACTTACCGAGTTGGTTAAAACAAAGATGTGTTGAGGATAACAAATTAAATTTGAGGTATCGTAATGGTTCTCAAATTAAAGCAGTATCATCAGGTCCCGAAGCAGCTCGTTCTGAGGCACTATCATTATTAATATTGGACGAGGCAGCATTCATTGATAAGATTGATGATATATGGACAGCATCACAATCTACACTAACGACTGGTGGTCAATGTATTGCATTATCAACACCAAACGGAGTTGGTAATTGGTTCCACAAAACTTGGGTAGAAGCCGAAGAAGGTCGTGGTTTGTTTAATCCGATTAAATTACATTGGACGGTTCATCCTGAAAGAGACGAAAGTTGGAGAAAAGAACAAGATACTTTACTTGGAATTGGAAGTGCAGCACAAGAATGTGATTGTGACTTCTTAACTTCTGGTACCGGTGTAATTGACGCAACACTATTGGAAAACTTACGAAAAAGAAGTTGTAAGGACCCATTAGAAAAAAGAGGTGTTGATACAAATATGTGGGTTTGGGAACCTGCGGATTACTCAAAAGATTATATTGTATGTGCAGATGTTGGTCGTGGAGATAGTGCAGACTACTCTGCTTTTCACATTATTGAATTAGAAACTCTAACACAAGTCGCAGAGTATAAAGGTAGAATAAATACCAAAGATTTTGGAAATATGTTGGTTTCCATAGCAACAGAATACAACGATGCTCTACTTATAGTAGAGAACAATAATATTGGTTGGGCAACAATCCAACAAATTATAGATAGGGATTATCCTAATCTATTTTATACAAGTAAAGACTTACAATATGTTGATGTTCAACATCAAGTAACGAATAAACATTATCGTGAAGAAAAGAAAATGGTTGCTGGTTTTTCAACGACTTCTAAGACCAGACCACTAATTATTAGTAAGTTAGAAGAATTTTTTAGAGAGGAAAGTGTAGTGGTTCGTTCCAATCGTTTGATTGATGAACTACTGACTTTCGTCTATATTAATAATAGAGCAGAAGCAATGCGAGGATACAATGATGACCTTGTGATGTCTTTTGCTATTGGACTTTGGGTTCGTGATACTGCATTAAGATTACGAACACAAGGTGTTGAATTAACAAAGAAAACTCTCAGTCGTATGATGGACAATGAGGGTTTATACACCAATGACGACATCAAGAAAAATGATAGTTGGGATTGGGACACAGGAAAAGAAAAAGAGGACCTAACGTGGCTCTTATAAAAGTGAGGTAAAAAATGGCTGATACAACATTATTTGGAAGACTGAGACGATTATTTGCAACAAATGTAATTGTTCGTAATGTCGGTGGTAAAAAATTAAAGATTGCCGATACGGACCAAGTGCAAAAACAAGTCAAAAGTCATCTTGTTGACAGATATACAAAACTACATAACAACTTAGATTTAGTTGGAACAGGTTATTCAACCGTACATCAAATTATGGCGGCAAGATTAGCATTGTTTAAAGATTATGAATCAATGGACTCAGACCCAATCATATCATCTGCATTAGACATCTATTCAGATGAATCAACTATGAAAGGTGAATACGGACAAGTTATCACAATTAAATCAGATAACGACAACATTAAAGAAATTTTGAACAATTTATTTTATGACATTATGAACATTGAGTTCAATCTATGGCCTTGGACTCGTAATATGGTCAAGTATGGTGATTTCTTTTTACACTTAGATATAAGTGAAAAGTATGGTATTACTAATGTAGTTCCACTTTCACCTTATGAAGTTATTCGTTCTGAGGGAGAAGACCCTGAAAATCCTTACTACACTAAGTTCTACTTAGAAAGTATTGAGGGAGCACACCCGTA